CCCAGAGAATAATTACCATTTCTTACAAATACGTTTGTATTCGGTAAATGTGCGGCTTGCCAGTTAGCTTTAGCTGTAGTGTCAGTAAGCTGAATAGAAGAATCTAGGAATGAACTGTTAGATAACTGCTCAAGATGGGTAACAGTAGCTCCGTTGATTGTTCTTTCGATAACGCAATACATAGTTCTATTTACATTAACTATGTTCTTAAACTTACCTTCTGTCTCATATCTGCACCATCCCTGGAGCTTCTCTTTACGAATGGACATAAAGACAGGAAGTGTGCCATCGGAATTGACTACATATAGATAACCTTCAACTTGGTCAAAAGCTTCACGTTGAGCCGCCATATCAACAGGATCTGTAATCAAGTCCTGTGATAAAATAGTAAGAGCATCAGAGTTATAAGCCTGACTTAAATCAGAGAACACAAACTCTCTAATAGCACCTTTTGTTTTTGTCAGATAAACAACAGCACCATCAAATTCTTGAGGTTGTGTATTAGAGCTTCCAAAAGATGTTTGCTTTTTAATAGTAATAGTAGCTGGAGTAAGAGGCTTGTTTTCTGTTGTAGGTATGTAAAGCTCTTGCTCTGATGTAAACACAGTCAAGTGACGCAGAGATGTAAGTGCTTTGATCTCTGATACTTGGTTCTCAGATATCTCTAGATTGATACCTTCATCGTCAAGTCCAGTGCCTACCTCAAAATCAAAGAACTCCCCCGTCTTCGACATAAAGATATTATTTGGCAGATCTCTTGTTCCACCAAATATCAGTCTTTGGTCATGGAATATAACTGTTCTGGCAAATCCACGCTTTACAGAGAATACTTCTTCTTTCCATTCTGTAATTTCGCTTGTGTTTGCTAATGCCGCATTTAGACTGCCAGTAACAACTGTATCTGAAGTATAATTAGTTATCTTAAAGAATCGTGCAGCGCCTGTGCTATCGATAAGCTTGATGTAAGTGCCTACCATATTAGCAGACCAAGTAGCCGCAGATGCAGTAAGATTAACGCTAGTTCCAGAAGTTGCGCTAGGAGTCACGGTTGTGCTTGTTGCGGCAAACTTATGGTACGCTGTAAACTTTATGTCATCATTAAGATAGAACTCAAAGTCTTCTAGATCGAAGTTAGTAGCACTCGTTCTTGTAAGCTTCTTCATCAAGAAGTCTGGATGAGAGATAATCATCGTATCTCCAGACTGTGAAACAACTAGCTGTCCGAGGTTTGTATTATCCCATTCACATTCGCTAGTTGTTATCGTTTGAAGTAATGTGTCTGGATTATCGGTATCTACAATATCTAAACGACCATTACTGAAAAGAAGTATGTAAGCTTCATTCTCATCGAAGATGTACCCCTCAAGCTGGTACACCGTGTTCAGTAGTGTTTGGTGGTATTGTAGGCCCGGCCTTCTTGTAATGCCACCCTGCGCCCTTATACGAGCATTACGAAGGGTTTTAACGGCATTTTTATATGCGTCAGCATCGATGCGTGAGCTAAGTAGAGGTGTTAGCTCTCCAGCCGTGAAATTGGTGTAATACTGACGTAGGAGTGCCATACATTATCTTCTTTGTCTTTTTGCTTCTTCTGCCAACCTATCAGCTTGTGTCATCTCTGCATTGCCTAATTGAGTAGGAGACATCAGTGCCATAAACATACCCATTGGGCTAAGAACCTTACCAGCTTTAGCCGCTTTTGATGCCATAGTCTTAACAGTAGAAGGCGAGTTAGCCTTGATGGTTTGATTCTTCTTATCAATCAAATCAGACTTAAGCTGTCTTTGAGTCGGAGATAGGTGTTTATCTGGAATCCTTTGTATCTGCGCTCTTTCTTGTTTAGCTAGCTCCGCTTTTGTAGCACTAACCTTTGCACCACGTTCTGCCGCTCTGTTTTGGCTAGCCGCCCTTGCTTTTTTACGCCTTTCTTCACGCTCATCTTTCATTTCTGAATAAAGCATTGCGGCCGCACCACCACCTACTGTTCCACCAATCAAGGCTCTTGTGGCATACTCTAATGTGCGATCTTTTTTCTCTGACATACTAAGTCCCCTCTATTCTTTGGTATATGCCATTACCCAATCTTGCTCGGTGGTATCGAGATAAACGCAATGATTGTGTAGTGACTTGCTGTGAGTCTCTAGCTTTGGCTCTGCGATACTGCTGTTCAGCAAGAGTAACGTAAGAATTAGCAACATCAGCTTTTCTTGTAACAGACAAAGCCAAAACAGATGCCATGCGGTATATAACCCATAAAGCAAAGGCAGGAGGCCAATATTGAGTATCTACTCTGAAGATGTAGTTCAATACAACGTCATCATTAGTGCCAGCGTTTATATATATGTAGCGTTCATAAATATCATAAGGCTGAGGAGAATCATCGATAGTAACAGTATTAACTTGGAGTACCTTGGGATTTGTAGGCATAGCATAGGCAGCATCCCAAATATCAACAGGCACAGCTGCAAGACGAGCCAGCTTTTGCTGACCTGTAGCAAAGTTCCAGTTATGCTGTGCAAAGCAGTCTTCGACCACATCTTCAAAAACTGTGTTCGCAACCAGAGCTTCATCAGTTTGGTCTGTAAATGAAGTTAAAGGCTCTAGCCCTATTAGAACCATAGCCCTTTGTGCAACTTCAATATCGGTATTAGCGGTATTTGGCATTTAACTACCCATACATGCTAGGGTTTGGCTTTTTCTTCGCTGGCTTCTTTGACGCATACATCTCTTTTGGCGACTCAGGTTCTTCTTCCTGCAAACGCCTTGGAGGTGTTCCTTCCCTGTTCATTGGATGATTAGGATCTAAATGTCTGGGCTTTATTCCTTTAGGCAGGTCTTCAGGACGAACCTTCTCACCATTGGTGCTATTATCCATAGTCCTCTGGTCATTGGCTTTACGCAAAAATTCCTCGTGACGTTTAGCCGCAAGGATACCATCTGCTGTGTAAGGAAACTCCTTACCATCCTTTGTAGTAGGCATTAGTATCCTCCGCCCTTTTTACCCTTTTTCTTCTTAGCCATTATGTAGCCCTCTTACCAAGAGTTGCGTTTTTACCAAGAGTGCGAATCCACCCAGTCTTGGTTGTGCGAGTAGAAGGGGCGGGTTTAGCCGCCACCTTCTTCTTTGTTGGTGCTTTAGCCATCAATCGGTATTAGTACCTGACAAGCTGACCATATCAGCCACATCAACTACCGTTCCGTTATTAGAGGCTACGCAGAAAATACCATATTCGGCTGTACCGCCTGTTGAGGTATTTGCATGGATAACATCACCGACGTTCATCTCATTAGCCATATCATTGAAATAGCCTGATGAGTCAATCGCACCTTTGGCATCAGTCGTAGTATAATGCCAGATGTGAAATCCATTACCGCTATAAGCAACAAGAGATAAATCTGATTGTACAAAAGCCATATCTACCTCCTTATTTCTTTAGCTCAAGTTCAAAGACACCCTCTGCATCAATAAGTACAGAGTTCATCTGCATCTTATTCAAAACAAAGTAGCTGTCTTTATCGTTATGATACTGCATGTTTGAAGTAACATCCGCACCGATAGCATGAGCCACAGCATCAGCATGGTAGGCAAAACACTCAACGTGTGTAGTTCCGGCTGCACCAGAACCATTAGTTTGTGTTAGGCCGCTATGTGGGAACCACATAAATCCAAGCCACTGCTTTGCGGTCATACCACTGGTAAACGGAAGATTTTCTTCTCCCACATACTCAGCACGGCTGAATTGATCAATAGCCATTAGCTGTGACCATTGCTCCCAACCGACACATACGAAACGCCGACCATCGTCAGGAACGCTGTTGTTGCCAAACTTCTCCATCAGCTCTAACGACCAAGCCAAGGTGATACCATTGGTTGTTTCATCATGTGCTGATGTAGTTGTTGTCATAGCCGCAAGAATGAGGTCATCAGTCTTACGACCAAGTGCGTATGCACCTGACTGTTGAGCAACCAGCATTTCATCGTGGTTGATGCGTAACTGATCGAGATCATCGATCCACTCTCCTGCGAAGTAATCCTCAAGGGTTACGTTCACATTCGTGTGTTCAAGGTTCATAGGTGCAACTGCACCATGCCTTGCCTTGGTAGTAGCAAAACCCTTACCGATCTTCTGGAACGTGGTCTTATTCTTCACGCCAGCACGGTTACGAACCGTGTTGCGGAGCTTAGAACCCATGCGCTGATACGCCATGTGAACGCCAGATTCAAACTCCTCGATAAAGGAGGTGCTAATTGATGGTACTGCCATCTCTCAGTCTCCTAAACAAAGTTTACATTTAACGCTCTCTGGTTATCATCCGCTTCAAGGGCTTCAAAGAAGTTATCCAATTCACATCAGGCCATCCTGCATTACCAACCTACATCAAAAATAACAGATAATGATATTCACATTACTATCTGCCATGTTTTTTTGCGGCTAGATTAGCGAAACCAGCACGAACCTTTTGGATAAATGCTGGATCTTTATCTCTCCAATACCTTGGGTCATTCTGCATAGATTTAAGATCATCCTCTGATATTTCTTCTTGGAACGATCCGCTTTCCATCATGTTAAAAGCAGGTTGACCATTAAGCTCCATTAACTCCTCAAAACACTGAACCATGCCAGCAGAAGCTGGAATAGAAGCAAATACTTCATATGCCCTATCACTAAGACTTGCTTTTGCCCATGAGGCAACACGGTCAAGTCGCATATCAGCATACTCACCAAGCTCCATAGCTTCGTCTTCCCATGCAGGGCCACTAAGAGCTTCAACATTCATATACTCAGCTACAATATCCTGAAACTGATCTTGACCTAGACCAAGCTGGTGTGCTTTTTCCCGAAACCACTCTGTCATGGGTGTTTCCGGCAAAGGTATTTCTACTTCACCATCTCTGAGAGTCATGTCGTAATCGCCAGGATTTGCTGGCACTGAAGCATCATGCTCATCAGAAAGCTCACCCAGAAGCTCGTTCTTGATATCATCTCTGCGTGAATGGAAAGCACGTTCCAAATCAGAATAAGAATGAGCCAATTGCTCTGGTGTTTCAAATTTCTCAGGCAACCATGTTGGACGCTCTGCCCCATTATCTTGCTCCATAGCCTCTTGGCTATTTTCCACAAAGGTATCTGTAGTTTGGGCTTCAGGTGCTTCCATTTCCTGATTTTCAGCTAAAGCTTCTTGAGACATATTATCCTCCTAACAATCCCATTTCCGAAGTGCCTTGTTAATACGGCTATTCGGATCATTGCGTGTTTTGGCAGAAGTGAGTTTTTTCTTCATGCCCTTCATTCTGGCACAGAAGCTCTTGCGTCTAGCCGCAGACTTCTTGCTCTTCTTTGCCTGTTTTCTTGATACAGGCGGTTTTAAATTACCACCAGTTCTACGGTTATAACTGGCCCTGCCTCTTGCGTTCAGACCGCCTGATTTACTCTGACCTTCTTTACGTTGCCAAGCAGGTGTCTTAGCCATTACTTCCCGACTTTCTTCATTGCTGAATTATGAGCTTGTGTAAACGTTGCTCCCGACATCATTTTCTTGGTCATATGCTTCATATGAGCCGCAGTATGATGTTCACGGTGACGTTTCATAGCCGCTTTCTGTTGTTTGGTAAGTGGTTTATTCTTCATTACGTTCTCGCATACGTTGGTTTCTTGCCACCGCCACTAGGATTGGTAGCACGTTTTCTTGCTACAGCCTTTGCCTTATCTTGTTTGCTCATACTGTTAGCTTTGCTAGCTGGCACACATTTAGGATATCCACGACCATCTCCCATCTTGCGACCACACTTAGGATGCTTACCACTAGAGTCCTTAGTGGATATGTCACGCCAATCTTCGTTAAACCACTTGGTAAGACTCACGACTTATATGTACCGCCCATTTTCTTATACTGCTGAACAAGCTGGCCTGATGCGTATGCGCTAGGCCACTTTTTGACTCTTGCTTTAACAATAGCTTTTGCTCTTGCGTAAAGACCTTTATTCGCTGGAACTGCCATCTGTTTTACCGTTCATTGTCTTTGATGATCTATTTCTCAAAACATATCTCTGTATATGGACAGATCTGTTCTTAGATAATCTTTGTTTGGGATCTGCAAATGCCTTTGCGGCTTCTCGATATAGCCTTTCTTTTTCTGGATCTGGTTTTCTTTCAGTCATTTTGTTTGCGCCCCTTCTCGCATCTAGCTTTCATTACAGCAACAACCCACCTAGCCCCCTCTGCATGAGCTAGTGTTTCGATATTTGTTCCTGCAGGATAGATATTGTTCGTTGTAATCCCCTCAAGATACTGTAGGAAAGCTTTTCCAACACCTGAACCGAATAAAGCATAGGCCTTAGAATTAAGGTCAGCTTCAACGTCACGAGTATATCCACGACCATCAACAGAGATTTCTCCCCTATTTTTTGTAACCATTTAACCACCACTCACCATTCCTTGTTGTTGTGCTAATTGAGCCAACTGTTCGATGTTAGCTCTTTTAGTTTCTGGATCAGCTAGCAAGTCCTCTGGTATCCCAAATTTAGAAGCCAAAAACTGTACTACTGCATCTTGATTATAAAGTGTTGGGGTAAACTCTGGCCCAAATGTCTGTGCCGCTGTTTGCTGAAACCTTACAAAGTCAGCAACGTCTTGTTGATCTTGCGCTCTTAAAAGGGGAGATACTGGTACGACACGAATTTGCCTACCATCCACCCTTGGCATCTCAACAATACCTTGTGCTGTATAGATACCTATAATTCTTTCTACTAAAGGAGTCAGGAACTCTTTCTGCATCCTGCCAGCAACAGCACCCATATCTCTAGCTACATCAGCTAGACGTTCAGATACTTCTGTAGCTGATAGAGGTGTCTTTGCTTGTCGAGTATCAAGCTCATCGATAAACATAGCCTTGCGTACATTTCTACGCATGTCATCGAGGACAAGCTGCGCTACGTCAAATCGACCAGCAGAGCCAAGAGTAGTTATCTGAGAGCCGGGGCTTCTTGGTATAAAAGTGCCGGGCTGAATAGTAATATTGTCAGGATTAAACACTCCATCATCATCATAAACATAGCTACCAGCGATAGCCATTTCAGCATTTTCAAGAATAAGCTGGACTGTGAGGTTAAGGGTTTTAATTGCTGGCATAGCTTGTAGAACAGGGCCACGACCCCAAACTTCAAAACCAGATTTAGACCAGCGTGTAGTAATCCAAGGTAGCTCAGACCTAGATTTAAGAACTGAACTAAATAGTATGCACTTGTCTGTTTCTGAAATAATGTAATAAGTCCACTCGTCCTTAAACTTATTTTTCTGATCGTAACAGGTAGCTTCTATAATCTTAGTCTTACGCTTTGGATCTCTCTTATGAGCGATAGTCATTTCCTTGGTAAACTTAGCCTGTGGGAATCGGTGCTTAACTTCAGTTAAGTCGCACTCAGGCATCCATCTAAACCAATCGCTGACATTATCTGTACCGCCAGCATTTAAAGCCAAATGAGTCATGGGTACAGCAGTAAAGTGTAAATCACCATTGAATCGACCCGGCTGCACAAGAAGATTCATTGTTCCTATACCAAGGTCTTGTAGACCCTCATGGAACTCGGCATTAAAGTTTGAGTTACGAAGCCCCTCATGGAGCATATCTGTAACCTGTTCTAACTCTCCTAGAACTTCCTTTGTAATAGCTTCTTTTGGAAACTCTGGGCCAGGGGCGAGTTTGAAGGCTCTACCATTCGGAGGAAAGAAGCCAAGTTGTAAGCGACTAGCAAACTTAGGAAGACCCACAACAGCCGTTTCATCGTAAATATTTTCAGTACGCCTTTGCCCGCTGTACTCCTGAAAAAAGCTTTCACGATGAGGAAGAACGTAATCATAAATCTCTTCCCAGACATCTTGCCAATTGTTCCAGCGTCCTTTTGCTTTTTTGTACCTGTCCATTACGGACTTGTACTCAGCATCATCGCCTTTGACTGCTGTTGGCTCTGAATGGCCGTCATTGCTTGAATACATAACTGCCCCTATATTCCGGTAAGAGGATTAGAATAACCTTTTTTACCACCCATAAGTTTCTTGTTGGGTTTAAAGCCCATACTACCTTCCA